CCACCTGTAGGAGTATAGAAGTAGTCACAGCCGCCAGCATTTGAAGCACCACCTACTGTTTCAGGGAAAGCATATCCTTTGCTTGAATGTGCGAATTGCAAGATATAACCCCCCGTGCGTGGAAGCTCTGTGATAGCCTCATATCCATCTGGAACGGTAGCAGCACTATCAGAGTGTGAAGTGAACTTTGTCGGATCTTCACATACATACGCAATAGAAACATCCGACTTGTGCCAGATAAGCACATCATCTGCCAAATGCCACAAGTATTCAAACGGGCACTCCAATCCACGGTAAGAAGTTACCTGTACCGTCTTGTCGCCACCAGTCCATCCCTTGATAACATAAGCGACCCTGCCAGTGTTGTTACCAAGAGTTGCAGTAACACCGCACGGGATAAAAGGCTTATAACCTCCCCACGTGTTCCACTCTGTACCATTCACAGCCGTACCGTTGCTAAGTCCTCCTTGATGATAGCCTTCCGATGTTAAGGCTTCATTGTAGGCATCCTGACAATGCAAAGAAGCATACTCCAGTCTTTGCAACCATGCAATTTCATTGTACACACGGTAAACGCCCAAATGAGTGCCGTTCTTGCAAGCGGCACGGGCTGTAGCCTTTGAAATGGAAGTGCGAGCCATGCCAAGCTGTGAGTTGTATGTACCATCTTTGGCAGCATCACCAGCACCAGAACCACCCCTGTAGTTGGCAGCGTTGGAAGTGAGCTTTACGAATCCGCTTGCATCACGGGCGATATTGTCACCATCCCAAGTGAGGAAACAGCCGGAAACAGCCTCATTCGTATCAATCTTGATAGTGGCAAACCACGGAGAAACCGTTTTTCGCTCCATTTTGATAAAGCCCGGCAATGGATATTCAGAATAGGCACGAATCCACTTTGTACCCTCTATCTCAAACCTGAAATAATACTCCGGCTTTTCGAGCATCACATTACCGTCCGTACTGTCAATGATAGCAGCAGCACCACTATCTTTCTTCCGGCTGTCATTCGGATGTAAGTAGTATTTCACAGAGCCGTCCGGGTTTTCAACGAACCTTTTCAGCTTCGCTTGTATTGGAAGTGTCTTGTGCAAGTCCAGATTACCTACCCTTGTGAGTTTGTAATCCCGGCTTGTAAAATCTCCCTGTATTCCGTACCACATATCATACGGATATTGCGGTTTTGTATTTCCGCTACCTAACAAAAGTCCCATGTCAGTTGTTTCTAATTATTTCACCTGCGCCCCAATAAATCTCATACTTCTGCAAGTCTATAGCGTTTGGGGCAATCGCCACTATAGCCGCTGGTGTCCAGTCGCCAACTGGTACTGGAATGTTGCCAAATGAGTTGTCACAGATCAGTTTGCAATTCAGGAGCGTATCACTGACAATTTCCGTTGCGCTTTTGCTTCGCACATAGACGGAAAACGGCTTTCCTCCCAGATTGAATCCTTTGCTAAGATCCGATACTTCCCCTTTCGATAACACTCTAAGGCTGTACATATCATTATCCATAATTCACCAAGTTAATTTCTAACTGCAAATATAATCATTTGTGTGTTTGTCAAACACACTTATAAGCGAAAAAATAAGCCTCTAACGCATTATACACCTCCTTTCAGTATGAGATAGATTACTACAGCTTGCAAAAGCTGTCCGATCAATCCGCCTATCATAGTGGCAATGAGATCCAGCCAGTCCCATTTGCCGCCATAGGCACGATCCTTAAACTCCATTCCAGCCGCCAATCCTGCCACAAACAGAATCGTAAGCAAAAACGCACACGGTATAGCATATACCAAATGCTTTGTCCTGTTGCTTTCTTTAATCCAATTCATAATCATACTATTACATATTATATTGCCAGTTAGGAGCAAAAATGACAAAATCACAACTTCCGTCATTCCTTGAAGCATCATCACTTAGCCATACATCAAAATATGTAGTTGAAAGTGACATAATCGTCCCTTTGATTGGAGCGTCAGAACTTCCGCTTGAATTTCCATACCCTGTAAGCATAATACGATACCCAGACGGAACATTTGTACTTGAAAAAGATACTCTATACTTACCTGTGTCCTGTCTTGAAACAGACAAAATGGAAGTGATAGATTTCCCATCCCACCATGTTCCACTTATTGAAGCTCCAGTAGAATAGCCAGATATTCTTCCTATAGCCAATATGAGCGGATGCCTGCCTTTCGCTGTAGAGTTCACAAAGTCAGTCCAAGAGAAACGGGCTGATATAGTCCATTCTCCGTAATAGTCATAACTTCCTTTCGGTCGTTCAAAACAAGACATTTCAATAACTTCTTGCGGTCTTACACGGGCATATATAGAATTTACACTTGTAGTTACATTTCCATCTTTATAGAATGTGTTCATCTGTATCAAGTAGTCCGCACCACCATAAGGGCTTGAATTGTACAATCTGACCACTTTACCTATATCTTCTTCTTCATATCCCAAAGTTATACTCTTCTGCGAAGTGATAGCCGGAAGATAGAATAAGTTCACATCGGAATAGTTTCCCGTATATCCAGTGGATAACTGCAATGTACCACGCAAACGAACCTGTCCGTTTACACCATCAAGATATACGCTGCCATTCTGCGCTTCCAGTCGGTTATTTCTGAACACCCATCCTGCTATATTGGCATTTTCAGCCAAAAGCAAGTTGGTAGCCACACTCTCGAACTGCGCACCGAAAGGATTCCATTTGCTTGTATTGGTAGGCACAACGCCTGAAAATGTTCCGGCATCAATACGGGCAATGTAGAAGATACCATTGTACTTCACTACATCCAATCTATATTTAGTACCGTAGTAAGTCTTTGAACTACTATAAGTACCTTGATAAACCGCTGCCGGGCTTTCTCCCTGATCTCCTTTTTCTCCGGGATCTCCCTTATCGCCAGTTTCGCCCTTTCCGCCAGTCACGCAAATAGGAGAAGTAGTCGTAGAAGTTCCGTTTGTGTATGTGATAATAGATCTCGTCCAGATATACCAGCCATCTTTCCAAGTCGGTCTGGTGGTACTCCATGAGCCGCCAGTTTGAGAAGTAGGGCTGCTGGATAGATAGTATTGCTCAACAATAGACTTCACGCCCACACCATTTGCGCCTGTAGAGCCTTTCCCACCAGTAATACAAACAGCCTTTGTGTATTCAGAAGATCCATCCGTAAGAACTGTTTTAGTACGTGACCAGATATATTTCCCATCTTCCCAAGCCGGAGCGGTGGTTTGCCATCCGCTTGTAGGTGCTGTTGTGTTTGAAGAGCTTTTGGCATATTCTACATCAACAGATTTAACTCCTACACCGTCTTTCCCGTCCTTTCCATCGTAAGGATTGATACGGAAAGGTGTACACCAGTTCTGCACAAGTTTGTCGCTTTCTCCGCTCTTGTCTTTTCCTATATCGGTAGCCGATAATGCACCGTCATACAACCTTATGTTGTCGTAAAAGACGGAAGATCCAAACATATTATCATCGTACAGCGAGAAGCCTACTACCTCTTCATTTATACTTCCAGTCTGCACAAGTGATCCGTTTATGAATATAGATACAGTCCTGTCATTGAAGCGCAATGCGACATGAAACCATGTGTTTTTTGATACGGTTAGGCTCTTTTCCACATAGTCCCTGCCATTATATCCGTTAAGCATCCATCGTATGAGCGTCTGATCCGTTTTCATCCAGAAACATAGCGTGAAACTCTGACCGAAAGGCAGATCCCAATTTATCTGACACTCCGCATTTCCGCTCACATCCACGGCATACCTGCTACCGTCTTGAACAACGGCTGCTCCATTACTCAATGCTCCAGATATTCCATGCCCTGAAATATCCATCAGTGTTGTTTCTCCACTATTCACCGGAATATCAAACACCTTTTTATCCGATAGCCCGGACTTTTTAGCTATGGTACACCACAAGTATTCCAGATTCCCAACGGTCGGCATGGTTGTACTCCACCCAGCCGGATTTTCGGCATCTGCATCAAGAGCCGGAGGTGCAACCGTTGATCCGTTTTTGGCATACCTATACTCATAGTATTCTCCTGTTGTCGCATCGCTTCCAGCCGCACCGCTTTCACCCTTTATCAAACTCCATGTATAGTCAGTAGGGTTGTCGCTGTCTTTCTGCACGAAGTCCACATACTGACCGATATATGCGCCCGGATCTTCACCATTGTTTGCAGTGAACGACAATCCCCCATTATCACTGTATTTGATGTGTAGGTATGAAGTCTTTCCGTCCTCACCATTCACGCCCGGCAATCCGTCCTCACCATTGAATCCTTTGAATCTTGCCCAAGTGTATTTCTTCGGATCTGTACTATCTGCCTGCGTGTAATCCACGTATGTACCTATATAGTCAGACGGGGTTTCAGTCATTTGTGAAGAACTGGTAGGATTCTCCACGGAAGAGTATTTGATATGGAAATAGCTTGTCTTTCCATCAGCACCCGGAACGCCCGGCAAACCATCATCACCCTTAAATTTACTCCATACATAATCTTTCGGATCATCACTTTCTGTAGCCGTTTCCTTGTTTGTGGCAATTCCTATGTACATGGTGGTGTCTTTGGGTTGCTGGTACATAGGATTACCGTCTGCATTGTCAGAGTATGCAATCCATGTATAAAGCGTTTTGCCATCTTCTCCCGGCTCTCCCGGAACACCATCCTTACCCATTATGTCAGACCATTTGTAATCCTTTGGATCGTTGCTTTCGGTAGGAGTTTCCTTGTTGTATGCAAATCCTATGAAGCCTTTTCCTGTAGGATTATCAGAAATGCCAGTACCGTTTACATCATCAGCATAACGAATCCATGTGTAGTAACTCTTTCCGGGTAGTCCATCTTCACCGGGTAAACCATCATCGCCTTTCTGTCCTTGCTGCCCTTTTGCTACTACTTTCCAATAAGTCGTATTGGTTGGTGTAATCCCCTTTGCTGGAGTAGGATAAATGTACCTGTATGTGCAAGTTTCCGCACCATTGCTATAGCTAACCTCATCGCCTGTATAGTACACATATTCCTCGTTGTAATCTCCACGATACACACCGATAAACGACACATCGCCAGAATCGCTTAATAGGCGTACATTATGCAAGGTAAGCTGTTTTCTTGCTGTCACATTCCAATCAATAGAGCTTGTGGCATCCCCAATCCTGAATTTGTTCCCATCCAAATCCAAATAGCACTCACCGTCACTGGTAACAATCGTTCCAGTGGTGATAGTCTTTCCGTTGATTCTGGTAAATCCATAAGTGGTTACGAAGTCACGGAAATTATCATCAGGATATAATGAGCTTATGATACCTATCTGAAAATAGTAGTTGTTCGGATCTTCTGTAGGCTCAAACTTGTAGGGTGTTTGCGTAACGACAAACACGCCATTCGATCCAGTCTTGCTACATTTGGCAAATACATAGTAACCTCCCTGCTCGGATAGCGTAACGCTCAATTCGCCCAAAGTCCATTGCTTAATGGTGGTTTCGTCTATTGTCAAGTGTGCCAATATGCCGGAAGAAGCATCAAACCTGTTGGCATTACCGTTTACATTGGCTTGCATCACCACACCGATCAGAACAAACTGCTGGCTCTTTGATCCAACGGTAAGCATATTGGTATCAATAGAATTAGGTCGTATGTTTTCTGGATCAAAATACCCGTCTGTGTCATACACCATATTCCTTAGCTCTTCTGTTGTACGCCATCCCCTGCGTGCCTTGCTCAAATCTTTCAGTCGGTTTGCTTCTATGATCTTGTTATGCTCAATCACATCTATAACCGTCTGTTGGCTTATGGATATGGTGGTAGTGTCGGATAGGGTAAGGCTGTAATCGTGATCCACAAGTAAGTTACGGCTTATCTTCTGGATTCTTATGCTCTTCTCCACACCGAAACGCACATCTTTTACTGGCACATAGTCCCCAACCTTAAAGACGCTGGTTTCGCTATCATCCGGCATATTCTCCAGAAAATAGGAGCGATCAAAGGTCAAAGCATACTGCACTCTGGACTGTGTGCGTGGCTTGAAATCATCATACCCGGCATACCAAAGATCTTCTTCCGCATTATCCTCATAGGACTTTGGCAGATTTATATCCGTGATCTTATAGCTGTTTCCAACCTCAATGCGGAAAGCCTCATTGTCGGTGGTGGGTATGGTCAGCCCTCGTTTGTCAGTGAAAGGTATGATCGTGAACTTCTTAGCCGAATGGTCATATCCTCCATCTGCTTTTACTTCAAACTGCTGTCCGGCAAGCCTGCCAGTTATGAATGTGATTTTTGCCGTTACTCCATTGATAAGGTACTTTGTCCCGTTTTCGTCCTTTTCGTTCAGGTCGAAATCCATTGTATCATCAACGAATGAGTTTATATCATCCTCAACAATGGCAGTAACCTTTCCTGTACGCTTCGGAAAAATATCATCATATTGTTCGCTATCCTCTTCGCTGCCTATCTCCTGCGCCAGTTCCGCATCCTCAATATAACGCTTGGTATCATCATCAATACCGATCATTTCACTGTTTGCCGGGATAACAGTACCGTCAGCCAACGTATGCTCATTCTTATTCATACGCTTTGGGTAAGGCAGTTGCAAGCGTTCTGAATAGTCCCTGTAGTCGCTCCGTATGTTGGTAGTGCCGCCCTCCACCCAAAGACGGGTAATAATGGCTTTATCATCCACCTTTTGATCTTTGAGGGTAAACAAACCGCCACCCTTACCCCACTCAAAGTAATCACTTCCGCTTGGTGGAATAACCTTTGTGCCGAATTTTCCGATATGGATAGTACGCACTCCGTTATTTTGGGTAATGCGGAACTCCAGTTTGAAATTATCCTTGCTACATAGCGATTGCAACACCTGTAGGCAGTTCTGCCGTGAAAATGATATAGTGCGTGGCTCTGTGTCCGGGCAATTCGCTTCATCAAAAGCCCACAAGCCCGGATAATCACGGTTCATATTGTATATGATCACCTTGACGAAATCCCTAATGGAATAAGTAAGGTCAAAAGTCATGGAAGTAGATTTTCCGCTTTCGTCCGTATTCCTGTATTGGGCTTTCATCAGTTCATACATCACGCCATAGAATACTGCATCATACTGGTAGTATCTATCCGTTTTCATTTCACGGGCTACACGTGTGCGGATAGTGTACTCTTCACCGCCCACTATGATTTTATCGCCTTTCTCGAAGTCCAGCAATTCAGTGGAGATAATAGACAACTGTATGTTATCATCACCCATCAGAGATATGTTCTGCGTTGCCGATTTTATGGTACAGAACGGATCTCTGCTGAATAGCTGGATAGTGCCGCCTTTGCGCTTGATTACTTCAATTTCTCCCATATCACGATCGCATTAGTGGAAAATTCCTCTATATCCTCAATCACACCGCTTACAATAATGTCGTATTCTCCGGCTTCGGTATAAGTGTGTTCCAAAGCTACATCCGTTCCATGCACATTGAATGTGTGGCTTCCATCACCCCAATACACATTAAGGAACTTTGTACTGGTAACGGTTATTGTAGCCTTGCTGTTGGCATTTCCGATATGGCGCAATACTTTTTTCACTGGCTCACATTCTACCAGCTTCAAAGAGAATGTGCCAACCATAAGATCGTTGTTGTATGTCCCCCAAGTCTTTTCCACATCAACCTCATCAGGCACATACACCTCATACACCAGAGGCTTTGCCTTTCCGTCATACTCGCATTTCAGGCGCACCGTACCCTCTTTGTCGAATTGCTCCATAAAGAGATTTACCCAGTTTACAAACTCCGATCGGCTGGAAGCCTCTATAAAGCAATCAAGCGTGATCGTGCGCTCCTTGTATCGTGGTCGCTTCAAGTCAATCACCTTTCCGTGGTAGTTATCCCAATCCACTTCCAGACTTTCTTTCCTTTCCAACCTACCCAGAAGCCCGGAAGAAGCGGAAACATATACGCCAAAGTCTTTAGTGTTCTTTCCGTCTATATAGTATTCCACATCGGTATTTGCCTGTAGCTTCATTACCTCCGTGGCAGACTTTGCCACATTGAACAAACGCAACTCATCTATGAGTGACTTTGTACCGTTAAGGCTCTCATCATTCAGTGATAGACCTTTCGGAGTGCCGGATATGGTATCTTTGAAGATCCGGCTTGTGTTCTGGTACACCTCGAATGTGTTGCCTGACTTCACAAAGGCAAAGAAATACCAGTTGTTAGGCATTACGCTCACCCATTGCTCCAGATAGTTATCCACTCCGTCAAAGTTCAGAAGCCAGCCCAGCTTGTTTGTTGCCGGGTACACATAGCAACACAGCGTGAAATCTCCGCTTAGGGGTATAGCCTTATCCGTCTGGCACTCACCAGCACCATTCATAGACAAAGATTTACCGCTCTTCGCTATTTTGGAAAATGTTGCACCATCAGAAAGCGTTGCATCAGCCCTGCTTAATGAAAAATCGTATGCCTTGCTACCGTCCGGATCGTCAAACGGCAAGTAGAGGATTAAATTATTGTCTATCATATCCGTAAGTCTTTTTATTGGTTCGTATAATCTTAACTCTTCCACCAACGGTTTCAACGGTGGCATTACCGTACACATTCACAAGCACCTCTGCATCGCTGCCAGCCACAGCGATAGCAAGGTATGAATCATCGAAAACGTCAATGGTCACAATAGCATGGTCGCCAACAGTTACAGAGGCTTTGGAGTTGTGCCGGATATAGATGTTGGAAACGGTAAAACCGTCATACTCCAGCATCGCTTTGCAGTCACCGTTCAGCACTACATCTTTCCTATTTCTCTCCACCACCTCATCATCCACATACACACCGTAAGCCTCACACTTTCCTTTGAAGTTCCTGCGTATGAAGTCCAGTGTTGGATAGTCGTTCTTTATGCAGAAGTCTATCCCTCGTATATACAATCCAGCAAGGGAATCCACACCCAAATCTGGTTTGAGTTTCATTTGCCACAAGCGGCACAATCCCTTTGCTATTCCATCCTGTTTGATTTGATGCACCAGTTCCATAATTACGATATTCCTTGTGATAGTAATGAGTTGTCTTTGTTCTCAATCCTTTTCAGGGTTTCTTTAATCTCTGTCAGTTCATCCGCACTTACCTTTGTGTTCTGCGCTATTTGAGCCTGATAGATAATGTTCTGCTTCATAATGGCTATCTGGTCGCTCTGGTTGATCACAAAGGCATTCAACCGCCCGGCAATCACACCGCCTGTTTCCTCGCTCATGGAAGTAACAGCACCAGTAAGGGGATCGGATTCCTCTTCTTCTTCCGTCTGATCCTTGATCCAGTCACCTACACCCTCCAGAGCCATATTGAACTTATCCGCACCCTCCTTAACCATTTCCTCAAACCGTTTCTTTTCATAGTCGGAAAGCACACCGTCTTGCATGGCTTCACCAAGATAAAGCACGGCATCATTAATGGCTTTTGCAAGGAACTGGCGTTTCAGAGCTTCCACAACCGCATTTTTCAGCGTTTCTTTCGTCACTTCTCCCAATGCTTTTGCGGCATCCTCACCTTGACAATAGGCATCTACCAGCGCATCGGCAAAATCATCTATGGCAGTTTGTACATCAGTTCCAGCAAGCGTTTCAAGCATATCACGCTCCAGATCCTCAATCTGTGTGTCAATGTCCTTAATGGCTTCTTCCCATTCGGCAATCTTATTGTTGTCGGTGTCCTTTTTATCCTTTTCGGCTTGTATCTGCTGTTTAATGAGTTCCTGTTGTTCCCGGAGATTCTGTTTCTGCAATTCGTAGATCTCAAACATATCTCCGTTGTTTTGTTCTTTCTCCAGAGCGTTTTTGAGTTCCTTTATCTGTTTTGTAAGTTGGGCATACCTTATGAAGTCCCAGCTTTGCCGGGCTACAACCGCCTGTTGCTCCAATGCGGCTATCTCATCTTCAATACCCTGTAACCTCTGCTGGTGCGCTGCCTTTTCCTCATCACTATATACCCAGAAAGTCTGATCGTATGAATGTTGCAGTCTGTCAAAGGCATTAGACAACGCATCCACATCCGCCTGTATGTTCTGTATTCTTTCCTCCAGTTCATCATCATTGTTAAACAGCCCGGCAATCCACTGGATAGCCTGTAAGGCAATGGATATGGCGGCAAGGATAACAGAGCCTTTTTCTGCCGTTGCTATGGCTGCTGACATGGCGATACCAGCGGTTGCAACACCTTGTATCATCTGGATAGTTGATTTGCCTGTATCGCCTATCAAGTCGCCCAGAACATCGCAACTGTCTATGGCATCATTAACGAAGTTGAAACACCCCTCGGTGGCAGATGCTAAATTCTTCCAATCCGTTTTTATATTACCGCTGGAATGCTTAGATTTTTGTTCAGCCGTTCCAAAAACAGATTTTATTGCATTCCCTAATGATTTGAACGGATTTACATCAAGGATCTTTTGTTTAGCCTCATCCAACCTATCCAATACGGCTTTCATATCCGCTGGATTCAGATTCATATCAGAGGTATTCATCTTACTTTGAATATCTCTTACCAACTTATCTATTTGCTCCACTGTCAAAGCATCAAGATCCGTAAACAGATTGCGCCAACTTTCGCTCTGCATGAGGAATGAAGCATTTAAGGCGGAAAGTGCCTCATTCTCGCCCTCGTTCAGCTTAGCCATTATTTCTTCATTGTTTTGTGCAATGGCTTGTGATCGCAACATCGCATACTCATCCTGAATGGCTTTCTTTTGTTCCTCATAACTCCGATAGTTGGTAAGGATCTTTTCCTGTATCTCCTTATCGGCTTCCGCCTGCTTCTCCGATACGAATAGGCTTGCTTCCGCTTGCTCATCAGCACCGACAAGCCCAGTACTTCCATTTGCCAGCCTTTCTTTGGCATCTGCTATGGCTTGCACCTTTTCGGCAAGCGTGGTGGCTTGTGATATGGCTTCCGTCACACTTTCCTTGAAAAGATCCATTGCGGACTTTGCACCCGTGATCTCATCGTATTGCATATTCAGGGAAATAAGGTGGTTTCCCTCGCCCTCTGTCAATGTTCCGGCTTGCTTCTTCTGGTTCATTTCCGCTATCTGGTTCTCCAGATATTGTTTGAATGAAGCACCGCCTTTCAGCAAGTTTGCGAACTGTGTGTTTGCCACATCTTCGCCCAGATTACGCACCCAACGGAAATACAACTCATACTGCTGTTTTTTGTAGGCTATTTCACCATCAAACAACTTGTTTTGCTCTCTCTGATAACTGGTATTCTCAATGCTTCTTCTCTCATCGAATCCCTCTTGCTCCGTTGCAGTCAATCCACCTTTTCCGGCTGCTTTACGTGCTTTTTCCAGTTCTCTTTCCTCTCTGTCTATGCGATCCAGATTCTCTTTGTGCTGTAAGTCCAGAATGGCTTTACGCTTCTCATACCCATCTTCCATGATAGAGATACGTGCCTCTTCCAGTTTCCGATCCGCTTCCAGTTGCTTGTCTTTTAACGGATCTGCCTTGTCAGCCTGTCTGGTAGTTGTCTTTGGTAGCCTTGATTCCAGCCCACTTATGGTTTTCGTCAGTTCCTTATATTTGGCACTATTGATAACCACATTTGAACGCTCTTCTTTAAGCTGCTTGATACGCTCATTTATGCCGGATTCAGTGTTAAGGTTGTCTGTCTTTGTGTCCCTTGCTCCCGTCAGTTCATCCATTAGCTTTTTGAGGCTCTGTAGTTCTGTTGTGTCAGCCTCAACCTTTACTTTCTTGGCATTGAGCGTGTCTATTTGGGTTTGAGTTTCCTGTATCTTCTTATCAAGCTCTTCAAAGGACATACTTACATAGTCCACACTGTCTGTTACTGGCGTGGCATCCTTTGGGGCAAAATAGGCACTAAGGCTATTATCAACTTGGTTAATAGCCTCGTTCATTTCCTTAGCC